AACTCCAAGCAGAGCGCCTTTTGCAATATTTACAGCGGCATTTGGTGACTCGCCTGCGGCTACACCTAAGAAACCTTTGAAGAGCGCCATTAAACCGGCTTTTTCTTTGTCGGTGGCGTCTTGCAATTCTTCTTTCTTCAACGTTTGCTCGTAACCTTCATACGCGGGGCCTTGCTTTTTGTTAAAGGCTGCTAAAGCCTCAATGCTATTTTCTTTGGCTCTGTTGGCGTCCACTTGTTCTTGCAGAACTTGGCGATTGATGTCGGCTATACGTGATTTTGAATTTAAGAATTTATCGCCCAGTGCTGTAGAGTCATCAATGCTAAGCGCTTTTGATGGTGTAGCGTTTACGGCTGGGAGGAGATCTCTGACGCCCCCAGCATTAGGATCAGGCTTGGGTTCAGGAACCGGCGTAATTGTAGGTTGGCTAGTAACGGCACGTTCTGCTTGCGCTGCGTTAAGTTTTGGCCCGTCGTATGCAGGCGCAAGTGCTACTGCGGCTTTTTGGGCTTGCTCTGGCGTAGCTTGTGGGTTGGCTTTCTTCCACGCTTTTAACGCATCTGTTTCTAAATCAAGATACTCTGAAGCGGCTGTGCCCGCAGCACCACCAACAAAAGCACCGGCAGGAGTAAACAAAGATCCAACCGCCGTTCCAGCAATTGGCAAACCTGCTTTTAACGTAGTGAGTCCAGCTTGTTTTGCTTTTTCTAATGTAGGAACATTTGGGTCGTTGTAAAAACCATCGGCATTTTTTAAGTCGGAAATGCCTTGATATGCGCCTATACCGCCGCTTATATATGGAATACCTTTAAGCGCACCTTTTCCATACTTGACAGCTTCTCCCGCAGCTTTTGCTGGTTTGTACAAAGCGCCTTCTTTTGTTGGTGCTGCTGTGGATGCTGCCGGAGTTGTGGCGGCTGGTGCTGCCGCTTTAGGCGTTGATGCGGCCTTCTGTGGGCCGGAAGTTGTGTTACCAAAATCTTTAAGAAGCTTCTCTTTCTCAGAAAAGTCTAGTGCAGAAAAAGCTTTTTCATCAATGTTCTTGGCTTTTAAAAACTCTCTAAAGCGCTCTTTATTAAACACGCCCGCCGCGTAGCCCGGCACACCGCCACCAGACATACGAACCACAGGCTCGCTTTGCTGGGCAAAGTTAAACATGCCGCCCATACCGCCGGTGGCCATACCTTCTTCGTCGTCTTCGTAACCTGCAATACCGCCATCAGCCATGGTTCTAATGTTAGGCGTGGGGATCTGCGCTATGCCTTGGTTTTCTGGAAGTTCGGTCTGTACACGACCACCATAGCCGGTTTGTAAAGGTACTCCAGCGCCAGTCATTACAGGCGAAGCCATCCCAGCAATTTCTCTATCCGCCACTGTGGGCATCTGTCCGGGATTTCCTTGTGCTGCAGTGCGCAAAGACCTGCGGCGATCTGACTCTGATTTTGCCAGTGACAAAATGTAAGGGTTGTTTTTATGCAACATTGCGTATTGCTGCAACGCGGAGTCCGGCTGTAAACCCGCCAACGTCTTTGTAATCAGGTTGACGTCAGGCGTGCCAATAGGCGTCTGTTGTGTATAAGCCATGTTTAATCCTGACCCATTTGATAGAGAGTTAAATCAGCCAGACCAGCAGGACGGCTTTCCAAGTCGCCGGTAGCTCCACCCTTGGCACCAAACAGTTTAGCGCCAGTCAATGCTGCACCGCCAAGACCTGCAATCTGAGACACTGCTGAAGGAGGTTGTGCGTACATTGCAGAAGACTGCTGGGTCAACGGTAAACCGCGAATCATGTCAGACATAAAGCCCATCTGTTTGTATGGGTAATTCTGATAGTTCAGGAAGTCTTGGTACTCAGTGTTCAGTTGGTTCTGCATCTGCTGTTGTTGCTGGCCACCAAACTGGTTCTGAATATTTAACAACCCAACGTTCTGTCCGTACTGTGTGCTACCAATGTCAGCCAGAGACTTAGCGCCTGTCATGGCTGTCTGTAAACCTTGAAGTCCAAGACCTGCGCCAAACTGTTGCTGTTGTGCGTTTAATTGTTGTCCTGCCAAGTTCTGCGCTTGGGATTGGTTGAACTGCCCCATAGCCTGTGTGTAGGCGTCTTGCAGTCCTTTGGCTTGGATGTCGCCCTTTTGACGGGCTAAGTTACCTGCGCCTTGCGCACGCATAAGGAAGTCGCCACTTCCACCAAACGCACCGCTACGAGCAGCCTGCGCACCTTGTGTCTGACGAGCAATGTCATATTGACGCTGGGCATCCGCCTGCTGGCGCTCCACCACATTTTGCATGTAGGGAGACATGTATGCTTGAACGTTGTTGCCCGTGAACTGCTGTGTCTGGTATGGGTTGAACGTGTACTGCGTATTGAGTGCGCCAAGACCTGCCATGCCCGCCATAGCGGTGGCATCACCCAACTGAGGGGCAGTCTGCATGAGCCCTGCGTTCTCAAACGACTGTTGCTGCAAAGGCGTGAACTGCGCTTGACGATCCCGCATGTACTGCATGTAAGGCGTTGCATCTATATCAGTTTGTAACTGCGCGTCGCCTAGCAGTTTTTCTGCAAAAGGAGCTATGACAGGCGCAAACCCTTGTTGGTACTCTTGTATCTGTGTTGGTGTTAAAGCCATGATCTATTCCTTACGCGGGAAGATATTTATCAGAGCGACTATTTGCCGCTACTTTGTTTTTGCCTGTGGTTTTACCGCGTGCGCGTTGCACACGATCCATCATGGCGTAAAGCTTTTTGGCTCCGGCTTCAGTTGAGCCGTTACCAAGTTCAGACACAATACGCGCAGGGATTACAAACTCACCATCGGCAAGGCGTGCAGGCTGTTGCTTGCGCCCAATCGTTGCAGGGATGCTGTCAGACACGCCATCACCGGGGCCTTTGAGTAAACGGCCGCCGTCAGAGTAAGAGCCGAGTGAACCAAGACCGCCGCCCATAGCGTAGCCGGAAACTTGCCCACCACGCTTACCGCCAGAAGCCGCGGAATCACCAACACCGACACCAGCAGCCGCAGCAGCAGCGGAAGCGGCATCACCAACAGCGGCAGAATTACCTGTACCGGGAGCGGCATTACCACCACCAGCAGCAGCGGCAGCGCCAGCAGCATTACCGCCCGAACCGCCTCCACCTGTTCCACCTACGCCCCCACCACCGTCATTACCGGGCCCACCACCGCCTTGTTGAGCCGCGTCAGCTAAAGCTGCGGCGGTTAGGTAGCCTTCGTAATCGCCAGTAAACGCACGACCGCCTGATTTGCCGTACATCAAGTAGTGCTCGTAGCCGGACGTAAAACGTGTGGGCTCACCGGACACAGATTTGCCTGTTTTCAACTCGGCTGCAACATCGGGATTGGCCGCAAGGTACTCGGCTTCGTTAAAGTAGGACTTTGGATTACCGGGGACTCCTACAACTGACTTTGTAGTGGTTGTGCCGGTTGTCTTAGCTGTCGGTCTTGTAATTTTTCTACCCAATACAGCTTCGTCATACCGCTGCATCACGGGTCTATCTCTTGTTTCTGCTTTACGTTGCGTTAGATTTTTACCCTTGCCCATCAGGAAGTTATATGCGTCCAGCGAGTCATCCGTCATCTTGTTGTACGCAGCTTCATGTTCAGCCGGAGTCTTAGGCACTGGGGCTGTGTAACCTAGACTACCGCCACCGGCGGTGTACGCACTTTTAACTCCCTCCATGCCTGTAAAGCCGCCTGCTGGACGACCGGGAATGTTAGGCACAACTGTGCGCGAGCCGTCAGGGTTTGTAATGATGTCGCCGGGAGTGGCAATAGAAGTCGTATTGCCGCGATAATCCACGCCCGTAGCAGGGCCAGAGCCGTAATAACCACCGGGAACTACGCTAGTAGGAGGGACAATTTGGGGAACAACGGACGTAATAGGTGTAGTGGGTGTTACAACTTTCTTTTCCGCGGCCTTGACTGCGTCGTATCGACTCTTGACTTCGTTTCTAGACAATCCAAATGCTTGCGCAGCATCGTCTATGGAGTACTTGTTGTCATCCATAAACTTGACCCAGTCTTTGTCTCCCACTACACCTTTTAGCTGGTCGGATAACGAATACGCACCTTTACTTAGGTCGTAAGCTTTTTGAATCATTGGCTGTGTGTAACCAGCGTACTTGGGATCGTTTGCAATCTCGGCCTTATACAACTCTGTAGGATCAATGCCCTGCGCCTTCATCTGATTGTAAATGCCCAATACGCCTGAACCACCAGTTGTATCAGTAGACCCTCTAAACGGGTCAGCTATGCTAGCAAGATACGCATTAACTGCGGCAGGGTCAGCGTTTGTAGTCTTAGTTGCCGCGGCAATGTCCGCGGTTGGGTTTGTGGTTAAGTAGCTGCCAATTTGTTCTGGCGTGTACTGAGTGTATGTAGGGGCGGGGGGAGCCGCATACTGAAGCCCACTCATATCGCCTTTATAGCCTAAGTTCTGTGCCACAGTTGCGGCATCTGCTTGGCTTAAACCATATTTGCTTACCACGTCTTGAGCGCTCATACCGGCTTCGCCAAGCAAGCGGCTAGCTTCTCCGTAATTTCCAGCCTGATATGCAGCAAGGGCCGCGTCTCCGCCATCAGCAAGAGCCACAATACCACCCGATGCCATAGGAGTTGCTTGTTGCTGTTGTTGCGGTGGTTGATTTAAAGAACCCACTCCAAGTTGGTACGGATTTGGATTCTGTTGATAGAACAGATCGCGCTGGCCTTGAAATGTTTTGTCTCCAAACTCACTGGCTTTGACAACCGGCATCTCGCGCCTGCCATATAGCGGGTCAGGCATGCCTGTATCTGGGTTAATGTTGTACGCCATCTGGCGGATAAGACCCGTGTTCTTAGGGGCTTCCAGCTTTGTGGTCGTGGGAACCATGGCACCGGCCATGATTGGGGCTGCGGCCATACCAATATTAGTAAGGTTGTTTTTAGCAAAAGTCCCCATAGCTGCCGGGTTTGCCGTAGCTGAATTAAATCCAGCAGTTAGCGTTTCCATAGGCGTTGCCGCGGCTAACTTTGAAGCAACTGCTTGTTGCGCCGCTTCTTCGCTCAATCCCGCACCAACTGACTGTGACAATGCCCCTGTCCCAGTCTTCATCAAGCTCTCGCCCAGACCCGCCCCACCATACGCACCCAATCCGGCCATGAGACCGCGAGACAAACTGCCGGTGGCCAAAGCCGTAATACCACCCGTAGCCAAACCTGCCATACCAGCAGACATAAAACCGCCACCAATAGCCGCACCAGCAGGGCCTAAGAATGCGCCAAGGGCAATAGGGGCAATAGACTTGAACAAGTCAGACAAAAGCCCAGCTTCGGGTAAACCCGTAGTAGGATTGATGGTCAGCGTAGTGCCGTTAGCTTGGGCAAACTGTTGTAGATTCCGAACTTCGTCCGGCGTCATGTGTACTAGTAAAGAGTCGTCACCGCGGCCTTGCGATGCTACTTGTTCGGCAAACTTATGCAGGCTCATTTTTGCCTCTCAAAATGGGGGTTGGTCGATAATATCATGTTGACGTCTTTATGCGAAGCATTTGACTGGTATCTTGTACACCGTCTTGTGTGTCTCTGTATACATCGCCGAGCCTCAAGTTAGGCAGGTCGGCATCAGTGGGCAGTGTGGCAAGGTTTAAATTTAACGTTGTTCCGCCCATATCACCGGGGTTGGACAGTTGATTAAAGTACAGGCGTAAGACATTGCTTAGCTGGCTAAAGTAGCGGGCATCGTACTCTCTTGGAGCCAGTGGCAAGCTTGGTGGGGTTGCGTTTAGTTCAGCCATTACCTACGTCCATCAGCCCTGATGTCAATTCTTGGCGCACCAAGCTGCCACTGTGTATTCAACTGATTTGAATCAATCTTAAATATCATTTGACGACCGCGCATACGGGTCATTATCTGGCCTGTAAATTGTTCTGTAATTACATACGTACTGCTCTTGGCTACGGGTTGTGAGGCTGTGCTTGTCACGCCAGAGCCTGAGTTTGCTAAGCCAAACAGCGTCATGTTGACTGAGGCAGGTGCGCCCGTAGGTGTGTTTGTAGAGTCACCAAAGGTTAGATCAGGAAGGACGCGCCAAACAAAACCAAAATTGTGTCCGTCACCAATGTCAAACTCTGAGGATGAAATGTAAGCGTTAATGGCTGTAGCGGTGCCGGTTGTGTTGTCATTTAAGCCAGTCTCGTGGTTAATCAAGTTGCCTGTAAGCGTGTCAGTAAAATAGTTTGCCGCAATAGGAACAGACTGTAGGCCAGAGTCAAGCCAAGCCGTGCGTTCAAGCGTGCCGTAATACCAGATTTTCTCAACGTAATTGTAGATAACGTATTTGTCAATATTTGTGCTGTTAGCCGAGCAGTAGAACCACCAGACCTCGTTGAAACCTTC